AGCAGTATTCTGCTAACATACAAATGTTATCTCAACAAATGGGATCATTATTAAGAGACAAAGTCAGACAGGAAAGTGTTGTTGGAAAAAATGCTTTCTTTGACCAAGTAGGTTCGGTAACTGCTCAGTTAAAAACTAGCAGACACTCTGATACTCCACAAATAGATACACCTCACTCAAGAAGAAGAGTATCTCTTGCGGACTACGAGTATGCTGATCTTATTGATCAACAAGACAAAGTACGTCTTTTAATTGACCCTACGTCATCTTACGCACAAGCCGCTGCTTACGCAATGGGGAGAGCAATGGATGATGTTATTATCGCTGCTGCAACTGGAACTGCCTTTACTGGTGAAACAGGTGCAACAAGTGAATCTGCTCAAACAGCAATCGCTGCGGGTGGTACTGGTTTAACAATCGCAAAATTAAGAACTGCAAAACAGACTTTTGATTTAGCAAGTGTTGATCCTTCTATCCCTAGACACATTGTTGTAGGACCAGAACAAATAACAAACCTTTTAGGAACAACTGAAGTAACTTCATCTGATTTCAATACTGTAAAAGCATTGGCAAATGGCGAAGTAAACTCGTTCCTTGGTTTTAACTTTACTGTATCAAATAGACTTAGCAAAACAGGTAACGATAGAACTTGTATTGCTTTTGCACAAGATGGTATCACTCTAGGAATTGGTAAAGATGTAAATGCAAGAATAGACGAAAGAGCAGACAAATCGTATGCTACTCAAGTTTACTACTGCATGAGCATTGGTGCTACTAGAATGGAACAAGCAAAAGTTCTTGGTATAGTATGTCAAGAAGCATAATAGGAGGATATATATATGGCTAATTCAACACAATACGCAAAGACATTAGATACACCTTCTGTTAAATTAGATACTAACGAACTACATGGTAGAGTAAGAGTAGCTTATGCAGATTTTACTGCAGCAACTGCTCAAGAAACTATCAATATGTTTAAGTTACCTAATGGAGCTAGAATAATTGGTGGAAGATTAAATCATGCAGCTCTTGGTGGCAGCACAACTGTATCAGTAGGACACGCAGCATACGATAATGCAGCAGGAACTACTGTAGCAGCAGATGTAGATGAATACAAAGCAGCAGCAAGTTCAGCATCAGCTAGTGGTGTTAATATTGCAGCTACTACAGCATTGGGTGAAAACTCTGTTGTAGATGCACCGGATGGTTTAGTTATTACAGCAACTACTGCTGGAGCAGATGCCGCTGGACTTATTACAGTTCAGATGACATATGTTTTAGACTAATAAATAAAATTTTAGGCGGTGGAAGCGAGAGTGGAAGCCGCCTAGAGTGCATGAAAAAGATACAAGATTTAAAACCTGTATTACATTTTAAAAAAGATAATTATGTGTATAGGTATGTATTAGTAGATAGGTTTCAAAACGATTCTAAAAATCATTATGGCTTTGACACTAAAGAAGAAAGAACAACAGAAGAAATATTTGCGTTAGAAAAAGATAGACAAATAAGACGTAAGTATATTATAAGGAAGTGATATGGCATCAACAGTAGACATTTGTAATGGAGCATTAAACCAATTAGGTGCAACAACCATTCTTTCACTTACAGAAGATTCAAAAAACGCAAGACTTTGTAACTCAAGATTTACTCAAGTAAGAGATAGTGTATTTAGATCACACCCTTGGAACTGTTTACAGAAAAGAGTTGAGTTAGCGGTAGACACCACAGCTCCTGCATGGGGTTTTAGTTTTGCTTATACTTTACCAGCAGATTGTTTAAGATTACTTCGTATATTAGATTATGATTCAAACTACAAAGTAGAAGGTAGAAAAATATTAAGCAATACATCTTCTATGAAAATATTATATGTTGGTAGAATTACAGACCCTAACGAGTATGATGAATTATTAAGAGAAACTTTATCTGCAGCATTAAGTGCAGACATTGCTTTTGCAGTTACTTCCAATAATACTACAGCAACAAATATGTATAATTTGTTTCAAGATAAATTAAAAGATGCTAGATTTGTAGATTCAACTGAAGGTCAAAATGTTGAACAAGATTTAGGCATGACAGATGTTATAGACGCAGGTACATTTATTAACTCAAGGTTTTAGACCATGGCTAGGGTTGCAGTTGAATTAACAAACTTTACAGGTGGTGAGCTATCGCCAAGATTAGATGGCAGAACAGACCTAACTAAATATACATCTGGTTGTGCAACATTAGAAAATTTAGTAGTATACCCACATGGTAGTGCAGCTCGTAGACCCGGTTCTACTTTTTTAGCGGAAGTTGCTAATAGTGCAAACAAAACAAGACTAATACCTTTTGAATTTTCTACAACACAAACTTATATGTTGGAGTTCTCTAATTTAAAAATGAGAGTGTACAAAGATAGTGGTGCTGTATTAGAAGGAGATAAAACTATATCTGCAATCACAAAAGCTAATCCTGCAGTAGTAACCGCAACTTCACATGGATATTCAAATGGTGATGAAGTGGTAATTACTGCTGTTGGCGGCATGACAGAAGTTAATGGTAAAAGATTTTTAGTTGCAGATAAAACAACAAACACATTTGAACTACAAGATAAAGATGGAGTTGATATAAACAGTTCATCATTTACTACTTATACTTCTGGTGGTGTATCTAATAAAGTTTTTGAATTAGTAACACCTTATACAACTGCACAACTTTTTGATATTAAGTTCGCACAATCGGCAGATGTGATGTACATAACTCACCCTGCACATGAGGTAGAAAAATTATCTCGTACTGGTCATACTGCTTGGACATTAACAGATGTAGATTTTACTAATGGTCCATACTTAGATCAAAACATTACTACAACAACATTAAATCCATCAGCTCACACAGTAGGAACAGGTATAGATTTAGTTGCTAGTGCAGTTACTGGCATCAATAGTGGTAGTGGTTTTCTTGCAACAGATATTGGTAGATTAGTTCAGTTTGGAGATGGTTATGGAAAAATTACAGCAGTTACAGATACAACAAATGCAGTAATGGAAATTATTGTAGATATGGGTTCAGCAACTGCATCTGCAAATTGGTCGTTAGGTGCTTTTTCTGATACTACAGGTCATCCTTCTTGCGTAACCTTTTTTGAACAACGATTAGTATTTGCAGGAACAACATCTCAACCACAAACAATATTTTTTTCAAAGTCTGGTGATTATGAAAATATGGATGCAAACATTGGTGGCACAATAGCTGATGATGATGCAATCATTTATACAATCGCATCTAATCAAGTTAATGCTATTAGATTTATGACAGCTACTAGAACTTTAATTCTTGGTACAGCAGGAGGTGAGTTTACAGTAAGTGGTGGAGGTACAGATAGTGCGGTTACACCTACAAACATATTAATTAAAAAACAATCCAACCATGGCTCGGCAAATGTAGATGCTATAGCTGTAGGTAACGCCACATTATTTTTACAAAGAGCAAAAAGAAAAATTAGAGAACTAGCATATAATTTTGATGTAGATGGTTATACTGCTCCTGATATGACTATCCTTGCCGAACATATTACTGAAGGAGGTCTAACACAAATTGCATATCAACAAGAACCTAATCAAATAGTTTATGGAGTTAGAGGTGATGGTGAGTTAGTAGGACTCACTTATCAAAGAGAACAACAAGTAAGTGCTTGGCACAGACATATCTTTGGCGGAAGATTTGGTGTAGCAACAATTACAGTTTCTGATTATGCAAACATTGCAAATGGAACTAAATTAACTTTAACAAAATCTGATGGAACAACTGTAAGTTTTACTTCTACAACAGGTACTGCTGGAACTAATGAGTTTAAAACTCAAACAAATAATAATACTACAGCAACTAATTTAAAAAATGCGATTGATGCTCATGCTAATTTTACTGCAACAGTAAACTCTGCGGTAGTAACAATTACTGAAACTGCACATGAAGCAACAGGATATTTAACAATTAAAAGTTTTGATAGCACAAGATTAACTGCAACTAGTGAAGGTAAAGCAGTAGTTGAAAGTGCAGCAGTTATTCCAACAGACGATACAGAATATCAAGTATATGTTATTATTAAAAGAACTGTAAATGGTTCTACTAGAAGATATGTAGAATTTTTAAATGTATTTGATTTTGATCAAACAGATAATACTACATTTAATTTTTTAGATAGTGAATTAAGTTATAGTGGTAGTGCTGTTAGTACTATATCAGGATTAGATCATCTTGAAGGACAAGTTGTTGCTATATTGGCAGATGGTGCAACGCACCCAAATAAAACTGTAAGTTCGGGTAGTATAACTTTAGATCGTTCTGCAAAAAATGTTAAGGTAGGTTTAGCCTATACATCTTTACTACAAACTATGAGATTAAATGCTGGATCACAGAATGGTACATCACAAGGTAAGACAAAAAGAATATATGATATTACAGTTAGAATGTTTGAGACTATAGGTGTAGAGGTTGGACCAGATTTAGACAATTTAGAAAGAATACCATTTAGAAGTTCTGCTGATTTAATGGATGAAGGTATACCACCATTTACAGGAGATAAAGAGGTAGAGTTTAGAGGTAATTATGAAACAGATGGTTTTATCTTTGTTAGACAAACTCAACCTTTACCTTTTACAATTTTATCGTTATACCCAAGATTACAGACAAATGATGGATAATATGTTATATATAGTACCTTATAAAAAAGAACATGGACAGATCATATT